ATATTATGAAGTTTGTAAAAGAAGAACAGCAGATAGATAACAGTCAAGAGGTAGCGGATGGGATTAGCAAGATAGTGCAGGGGCTTTACTGGTACGATCAAGAAATCCTTCGAATGTATGTCGATCTTGGATCAGTTAGAAAGGTATCAAAGCAAACAGGCATTCCGCACACTTCAATTTTTATAACCATAAAAAAAATTAGATCATGTATCAAATCGCAGTTGGTTTATTAGGGTCGGTAGGGATTACTCTGCTGTACTTTTATATCTTGAATATCCCTGCCCTATTTACTAAGTTTACAAATCGAAAACTTGTTAAACCTTTTAGCTGCTCCTTCTGTATGTCCTTTTGGATCAGCCTGTTTTTTTTAGTTTTAAAAACGGATTTGCTTTCTGCAATATTTATAAGCAGCGCAGTCCCCTTTATTTACCTTTGGATTGAGCAATACCTAACTAACAAATTTGAACTATGACACCTGAAGACCTAGAATTATTCAAGAAGCACATGCCTCTGTACGAATGTTACAAGAAGCACGCATTCATTCGCAATTACGAAAAGGATGTATATACGGAATTGATTCACCTATACACTACCTACGTTTCACCTAAGCACACTTTCAGCCATTGGTGCAGTAGCTGTCGCATGGAGTTAGTTAATTACCTTTATGGGTGGTACACTAACACAGAACATACAACCTGGTACAGGGATCAAGAAGAAGTAGTTGCCGAAGTATTGATAGAAGGTGAAGCACCTGCACCTGTGAAAAGAAAAAGAAAACCAAAAACCACATAAAACCAAATGGACACCAAACCAAAAGTAAGACTAGGGAACGGAAAGAAAAGAAGTGCATCTTGGTTAACTGCTGCGATCTGCATAACAGATGCTGAGGCACACGCATACACCTACAACGGAAAGAAGTATGTCAATGTGAGCATCAATATCTTTGATAAGCCGAATGACTTCGGAAAGGATGTGGCTATTAACCTAAACGATTATAAAAAAGAAGAAAATTTAACCTCACAGGTTAACAAGATGCCGACAGCTCCTGCACCTTTGCAAGAAGAAGCCTACGATCTACCTTTCTAATCATGGCAAAATTTAAACTAGAAGTAAGCGCAGGGGTCTATGAATCTGAGAGCCTTACATCTTTGATTTTTGAGGTGCTTAAGCATAGGTTTTGGCATCTTAGGACTCACGGCAAATGGATGGATTAATTAAACTAAAACCAAAAAAAAATATCATGGCAAAATTTCAGCTAAATTTTAACAGCGCAAAAAAGGTAGTAAGCATAACGCTTGAAGATGAAGAACAAGGGGTCTTTGATCTAGCCTACCTATTCAAGAAGTTACTAGACGATGCGGGTATCCCTAACAAGCTAGAAGAAAAAGAGATTGAGCCTGTTGAGGCTATACAGGTAGCAAACGAAAAGCTAGACTAATGGAAATTAAAAACGTAAAGCTATCCGAGATAAAAAGCAATCCGAATAACCCTCGGATAATCAAGGATGACAAGTTCAGCAAGCTAGTAAAATCAATTAAGGAGTTTCCAAAGATGCTAGAGATTAGGCCTATCGTGGTAAATTCCGACATGATTGTATTAGGTGGTAACATGAGGCTTAAGGCTTGCAAGGAAGCAGGGCTAAAGGAAGTACCAATCATCTTTGCGGATGATCTAACAGAAGATGAACAGAAGCAGTTTATTATCAAGGACAATATAGGCTTTGGTGAATGGGACTGGGATATGATTGCAAATCAATGGGATGCGCAACAATTATCTGAATGGGGCTTAGAAGTTTGGCAACAACCTGTAGAAGTTGATTATTCATTGCTTGATAATGAAGAAGATACAGACGATTTGCTTGATGACATGGCTAATGGGGTAAAGAAAGCTATACAAATAGAGTTTGAACCAGACCATTACGATGAAGCTTATGAACTGGTTAAATTCTGGAGGGAGCAAGGTGCATACGTTGGTAAAATGATTTTAGATTTTTTAAAAATTGAAAAAGAAAAACTATGAAAGTTTTTACTTTTTTTTATAACAGATATGAAACCGCAACCACAAGTAAGGCGCTTTATGAAAATAGAATAGATCACAATATTTTAATTCATAAAGAAAATGATTATGATTTATTTAAAAAAGGGGGGACAATGTTTGGCAAACCTATTGTGACAAATGCGCCAAAGGGATTAGCTAATCAAAGAAATAATGCACTAGAGTTAATTAATACAGGTGAGTGGGCTGTTTTTATGTGTGATGATTTTAGAAAAATTGCATCATATCCTATGGAATCAATTTTAAATTCAAAATTGACAATGGATGTAAATTTTGAAAACCAAAGAAATTTGCATGTTAACAAACAAAAACCAATGAATTTGTCGCAGATGTTTGAAATGTTTCCAAAACTTATTGAATTAGCTGAATCTGCAAATATTCATTTGATAGGTTTTGGATTGCATGACAATCCACTGAACTTGAGAAAAAAGTTTTCTTTTCGTGGTTTAGCCGATGGTAGGTTTTGGTTAGTAAAAAAATCATATTACAAATTTGATTTAAATGCACAATTGATTGACGATGTGGCTTGGACAAGTGAAAATTTAATAAGGCATTCAAATGTATTGATTTCAAATTGGACAGTACCATATTTTAGCAGATATACCGCTGGTGGATTTGGTTCAACTGAAGAAAGAAAACAATTAAGAAAAAAAGAATGTAATTATCTGTGCAACAAATTTAACCCTTTGATAAAAATGGCACACAAACCAAATTGGGAATACGGAACACATATACGTATTTTTGGAACTGACAATAATATAAAAATAGCAAGAAAAAAAATATTACTATGAAAAGGATTGATTTAATTAAAGTAAATCACGATACAAAAATAGGGCAAGAGTGTCCATATGTTGAGCCTAATATTACTGAGGACTGTGTTCTATATGAGGATGGTGTACCGATAGGTTTTTACATAAATCAAATGCCTGAAAAAATGTGTAAACTAGCAGATTTAGCAGACAGCTTGCTTAGAAGTAAAGAAGTGCCAAAAAGCATGATGGACAGAAAAAAGCCTATTGGTGAAATTAATGGTAAAAAAGAGTATAAAATTATTTCTCAATTTAGCACAATCCTAGGAAGTTGCGCCCCAAAACCACACATGAAAAGGCCTTATGCAAGTAGGAGTTCTGTGCATCAGGTAAAATCTGCTCAGACATTTATTAAAGCCATGCTGCTTTTAGCAAATGAAAGCGAAGAATTAATTAAACAAATAATTCCTATGCAGCACGAACAACAACGCAAGATATTTGAACAGGTTAATGATAAATGGAAATTTGGAAATTTATGGACAAGCTCAATTTCTAATTACAATATATCAGCGCCATTTCATAGGGATACAGCAAACATTGTTGGTGCATGTAATGTAATCATTACAAAGAGGTTAAATTGTAAAGGAGGTAATTTGCACGTTCCGGATTATAATGCAACAATGGACTCAGCTAATAATTCAATCTTGGTATATCCAGCTTGGAAAAACATTCATGGGGTTACACCAATTATGCCGACACATGATGGAGGATATCGAAATAGTTTAATTTTTTATCCATTGAAAGCATTTATTGGACTATAATAATTATCAAAAGTCAACACTATGAAAAAGCCTGAGACATCTGTAATAGAGAAAGCCATTGTGAAGGCATTTGGCAACCTATCTACGGCTGCAAGATCATTGCAGGTAGATAGAGTAACCCTGTACAAATGGATCGAGCAGGAGGGCTTAGAACATGCTGTAATTGAAGGCAGGAATACGAGGCTAGATTTTGTTGAAAGCAAGCTAGATCAGAAGATAGATGGCGGTGATACTACTGCCATCATTTTCTTTTTGAAAACTCAGGGCAAATCCAGAGGCTATGTTGAAAGGCAGGAAGTGACCGGGGCAGATGGTAAGAAACTTTTTGAGGTGACCATTATAGATGGCGCAGATTAAACTAAAAACAAACAAAGTATTCAGGCACCTAGAAGAAAGCACAGCTAAGATAGTAGTGCAGCAAGGGGGTACTAGATCAGGCAAAACTTTTAATATCCTGCTATGGATAATCTTTGCTTACTGCCAAAGGAATGAAGGGAAGATAATCACGATCTGCCGAAAATCTTTTCCTGCTTTGAGAGGTACGGTCATGCGAGACTTTTTTCAAATTCTCAAAGATCATGACATCTATTCAGAAGATGATCACAGAAAATCATCAAGTGAATACAATATAAATGGAAACACAATCGAGTTTATAAGTTTAGACATGCCTCAAAAAATCAGGGGTAGAAAGCGGGATTTACTTTTTGCAAATGAGGCGAACGAATTGACTCATGAAGATTGGACGCAGCTTTTGTTCCGTACAAATGAAAAGGTAATTTTAGACTACAACCCATCTGAAGAGTTCCATTGGATCTACGATCAGGTGCTACCTAGGGCTGATGTTGATTTCTTTCAGACAACCTACAAGGATAACCCATTTTTAGGCGATGTAATCAGAGAAGAAATTGAAAGGCTTAGAGGGATAGATGAAAACTATTGGAGGGTCTACGGGCTAGGAGAACGTGGTCAGGCTAGATCCTTAGTATATACTTTTTCAACTACAAAAGAAATCCCAAAGGAGGCAAAGCTAGTAAGCTACGGGCTTGACTTTGGCTACTCAAGTGATCCTACTAGCTTAGTAAGAACCTACATTTTAGATGACAATATGTATGTCGATGAATTGCTATACCGAACAGGTATGACTAATCAAGACATCGCAAACGAAATGAAGGTACTAGGACTAGATCGCAGCAATGAAATCTATGCCGATTCAGCAGAGCCAAAAAGTATAGAAGAAATCTATCGGATGGGATGGAACGTAAAGCCTACCATCAAAGGATCTATCAACATAGTCATTGACATAATCCGTAGATACAAGCTGATCGCAACCGAAAGCAGTTTCAACTTGATCAAAGAGTTGAGGAACTACAAGTATATAGAAGACAAGAACGGGCAGATGACAAATAAGCCTGTAGATAATTTCAATCACGCATTGGATGCCCTGCGCTATTCGGTAGTTAACAAGATATCCAAGAGCCATTTGGGCAGGTACTCATTCAGATAGAAACATAAACCAAATAAAATATATTTATAGCCATGTGGGACAAATTAACTGTCGGTCAATTCATAACCTTGTACGATATCGAGGTAAACGCAAATTTAAACATAATCGAAAAGCAGCAGAAAATGCTTGCGGTGATCGAGGGTAAAAATGAGCGGGAATACGATAACTACAAGTACAGGGATCTAATCAAAGAGTACGGTCAAAAGCTATCTTTCTTTGATAACCTGCCTGAAACCAAGCCTGTAGACTTTCTACAGGTAGGAGATAACCAATACAAGTTCTGCTATGAGGTAAACGAAATCACGGCAGGGCAGTATATAGATATTCTAGCCTTCAGCGGTGAGATCATGCAGCTTAACAAGATTGCTGCCTGCTTCTTTCTGCCCATGAAGGGCAAGAGATACCAAGGCTATGGGGTTGTGCCTCA